GATGCGTGTGACTACCTGATGAACGCAGACAAGGATGACTTCATCAAGAGGTGGTGGGCGGCGAAGACCTACACACCTGATGGTATGGTGATGCTGGGTTCTCTGCGTGAGGCGCTGAAGAAACCATTGGAGGAGGCAGAGGTACGTTACCCATACAAGGGACTAGATGACATGACGTTTGGTGTACGTCCGACTGAGCTTGTCACCATCTGTGCTGGCTCTGGTCTGGGTAAGTCTACGTTCATGCGTGAGCTAGTGTTCTCTATCCTTGGGCAGACCAACGACAGGGTAGGGCTAGCGTTCCTTGAGGAGACACCTGACCGTACTGCTCGTGGTCTAGTGGGACTGCAGATCAACAAGCCTATCCACCTTCCGGGCTGTGACTACTCAGCCAGTGAGGTAGACCAAGTGTTTGATAGTCTTGACCTTGATGACCGTGTTGTACTTTGGGATACCTTTGGTTCCAACAAGATTGAGAACGTACTGGCACGGTTCCGTTATCAGATCAAGGTGTTGGGTGTGCAGTACATAGTGCTGGATCACATCTCAATACTGGTGTCGGATCAGGACAACGGTGATGAGCGTAAGGCCATCGATGAGATCATGACCAAGCTACGTATGTTCTGTCAGGAGATGCGTGTGTGTATGTTTGTTGTATCACACCTGAAGCGGCCTGATGGTAAGGGACATGAGGACGGTGCATACACCAGCCTTGGACAACTACGTGGTTCAGCAGCGATAGCACAGCTAAGTGATATCGTGTTAGGATTAGAGCGTAACGCACAAGCAGAAGATCCTATGGTACGCAACACTACCAACGTGCGTGTACTCAAGAACAGATTCAGTGGAATGACAGGGCCAGCTACGGCGCTGATGTATAACAAGGATACGGGGAGGCTCACTGAGATTATTGAATGAGGTGCAAAGCGTGTGACAAGATCATGACGAACTACGAACTGACCAAGAAGTTCAGTGGTAGTGGTGAGTTCGTTGATTTGTGTAATGAGTGTAGTCGGTTCCTTGCTGATGATGACTTGACAACAGTAGGTAACATAGACTATGCTGACCTATATGACTTAGAGGAGTTACGTTATGTCGAGGATGAGCAGTTGGATTATGCAACAGGAACAGAACATGGAGATGAGGGAGAGTGGTCATGAACTTACAAAAGGACAACAGCTTGATCTCACCTACTACGAATACTGTGTTTCTAGACATAGAGGCAGACGGCCTGAACCCTACGAAGATACACTGTGTGGTTACAAAGAGATCGAACGAAGCTCACTTGACGCACTTATCTAGACGGAGCTTGATGGATGAACTGGCGAAAGGTGGCAAAGTATGTGGACACAATCTTATTGGTTATGATCTTCCTGTTATGCGTAAACTGTGGGGCATCCGTATACCAGCACATAGAGTTGTCGATACTCTAGTACTGTCGCGCCTGTTCCACCCTGACCTAGATGGTGGTCACAGCCTAGCTGCATGGGGTGGTAGGCTTGGGTTTGCTAAGGGTGAGCATGATGAGTGGGATGAACTATCACCTGAGATGATTGAGTACTGCAAGCGTGACGTTGATGTGACCCAGCGCCTGCATGATGCACTCATGGGACAGATGCAGATGTTTGGATTCAGTCAGCACTGCGTTGACCTTGAACACAGCGTTGCATTCATCTGTAAGGATCAGGAAGACAACGGCTTTGAGTTTGATAAGGACGGTGCAGTACAGCTGTACGAAGAACTCACCACACGTATGCACAGGATTGAGAAAGACTTACAACAAGTGTTCCCACCCATAGTAGAGGAGAGGTACAGTGACAAGACAGGTAAGAAACTCAAGGACAAAGTTACGGTATTCAATGTCGGTAGTAGACAACAAATTGCAGAGCGGCTTGCTGGCAAGGGTGCTGTGTGGAAGGAACTCACTCCCGCAGGAAAACCGAAAGTCGATGAGGCGACTCTTAAAAAGCAGACTGATATTCCCGAAGCGAAGATTATTCTCCGTTACCTTCTCTGCCAGAAACGCGCCTCTCATGTTGACTCGTGGATTAAAGCAGTGGGCGAAGACAACAGAATACATGGCCGCGTCAGGCACATCGGAGCTGTCACCGGACGGATGGCACACTCCTCTCCGAACATGGCTCAGATACCTGCTGTAAGGGCTGAGTATGGTAAGCAGTGTCGTGACCTGTTCACCACACCTGAAGGCCGTGTTCTGGTTGGTGCTGATGCCAGCGGTCTTGAGCTACGTATGCTTGCACACTACATGGATGATGAATCCTACACCAACGAGATATTATCAGGTGATATACACACAGCTAATCAGACAGCCGCAGGATTAGAAACAAGAGATCAGGCTAAGACATTTATCTATGCGTTCTTGTACGGGGCAGGTGATGCCAAGATAGGTAGTGTCGTAGGGGGCAGTGCCGCTCATGGTAAGAGACTCAAGGCAGCGTTCCTAGAGAACACACCTGCGCTGGCAAAGCTACGTTCAGAGGTACTGAATGATGCAGAGACAGGGTTCCTCACTGGATTGGATGGTAGACGCATACGTGTACGATCACAACACGCCGCACTGAACACACTACTGCAGGGCGCTGGTGCTGTGGTAATGAAGCAGGCTATTGTTATTTTGTATGACCTACTGGCTCATGTTGACTTCAAGCTAGTAGCACAGGTTCATGATGAGTGGCAGATAGAGTGCCGCCCAGAAGATGCAGACTTCATTGGCAAGTCGTGCGTCAACGCAATGGTATTCGCAGGTGAAGTCCTGCAACTGAACTGTCCGTTGGACGGAGAGTATAGAGTTGGTAATAGTTGGGCAGATACCCACTAGCACAATTCTATTTTATGTGGTATAATATTAGGGTAAGTTTAACTAGCAGGAGAATGCTAATATGTCTGACCAAGCACCCAACGTAATGGTTAACTGTGATTTGTTCTGGCCTAACCTGACTCACAAGAATGAGTTAGCTGGTAAGTACACAGTGGATCTTGCTAATCTATCTGACGCTGCTGTGACTGCGTTGGAAGACATGGGATTGAGCATCAACAACAAGGGAGATGAGCGTGGAAACTACATCACCTGTAAGTCTAACAACAAGTACCGAGCCTTCAACCCTGACGGATCAGAGTTGCTTATCAAGGGACGAACACCACGAGATGACATGGATGACACAGAATCGGGAGTCGTTGTGGGTAATGGTTCCAAAGCTAGATGTCTCATCGGGTACTACGATTGGGAATACCTCAAGAAGAAAGGTCGTAGTGCCACGCTCAAGCGTCTTGTAGTTAGTGACGTTGTTGAGTACGCACCTGAAGTCGAAGAGATGGAAGCTCTGTGATACTGATTGACGGTGATATGCTGGTGTACCGTGTGGGGTTTGCTTGTGACGAAGAGAGTGGAGACGTTGCAACGCAGACCCTAGACAACTACCTGTCCGAAATGGTCATGGACTTGTCTGAACACTACACATCCAGCGTTGTCTACCTAACGGGTAAGGGTAACTTCAGGGACGAGGTTGCCACTACCCAACCCTACAAAGGTAACCGCGACAACAAGCGAGTACCAGTACACAAGAATCTGCTACGTGATTACATGGTATCTGAGTGGAACGCACAGGTTGTCAATGGCATGGAAGCTGACGATGCTATTGCTATCAAGGCAACTGAGCTAGACCACGATGTTATCATCTGTTCATTAGACAAAGACTTCAAACAGATCCCTTGTCGCATGTATGACTACACCAAGAAAAACTTAAATGCATTTAAGGAAGATGACGCTATGCGCTGGCTGTACAAGCAGGCGCTGATGGGTGATCGTGTTGACAACATACCGGGCATACATGGCGTTGGTCCTAAGAAAGCTGATAAGATCATTGACCCGTGTACAACAGAGTGGGAATGTTATAGCACTTGTCTTGCTCACTATTGGGACAATGAACTGGATGAGGACAGGCTACTAGAAAGCCTACAACTTCTGTACCTGTTGCGTTCACCTGATGACAAGTACGAGAAACCAGCGGAGATTTAGATGAAAGAATACATGGTCACTATGTGGGAAAACTCAGATCAAGACTGTCTCAGAGAATTAATTTCTTTTAAAACAAAAGAAGAAGCTTTAGAGTGGGCAATGAAAGATATT